ACTTTCCCCGATTTAGTGGGCAGCGTTTTTGCACTTCTGAGGAAACATTCCGAATATTGTCAAGCTACGAAAGATTAAGTAATTACTTTCATTCTGATTCTGTTGCTTATCTATCTAAGTGTTTAATGTACTGCCATTTTAATGGCGAACACTCTCCTTCTATTGATTATTTCATGCATCTGTTTAGGTATCAGATTGCTATGTCTGAGCGCTCTAAGTTAGATATTCTTTCTGCCTTGCAGAGTGCTATACGTTCATCTAAAAAATTCATGCTTTATGCAAATACTTTCTCGCTTACCCCGTCTGCCTACTACGAAACTTATATCAAGTTTTATAGCTATGTAGATTTACATACACTTGCTATACACTATCAAAAGTGTGAGTGTGATCCACGTTATACACAACTTTATTATGACTTTGTTTTGCAGCCTTTAAATTCATGTTCTGACAATTACATGGATTCTACCGAGTTTAAACTCATGAGGTCTCAGGAGATTTCTAATTTTAATAAGTCTGTTAAGCATCGTCAACAGGTTGATTTAATTAATAATAGTTTATATTTATAGTATGGCTAATCGTTCCAATATTATGGGTTTGCATGGTCTTAAAAACAAGACTTCTCGCAATTCCTTTGATTTGTCGCATCGCAATTTGTTCACGGCTAAGGTCGGTGAACTTCTTCCTTGCGCCGTTTTTGAAATGAACCCTGGAGATACTATTTCTCTCGATTCATCTTACTTCACTCGTACCGCTCCATTAGAGACTGCTGCTTTTACTCGTCTTCGAGAGAATGTACAGTTCTTTTTCGTTCCGTATTCTCTTCTCTGGAAATACTTTAACTCTCAGGTTATGAACATGACCCAAACCGCTGCAGGTGGTGACGTTTCTCGTGTCGCTTCTGGAATTGTTGATAATGCTGTTGTTTCTACTCAGATGCCTTTTATTGATTATCGTTCAATTAAGGTTTATCTTAACTGTATCCTTAAAACTTATACTGACAAAAAGGCTGGTTATGAGGATATTACACTCAACAATGGTGAATTACGTTCTGCTGCTTCTGCTAAGTTGTTGCAGTTGCTCGGCTATGGTAACTTTCCCGAGCAGAATATGAAGACATATCAACCTTTGTCTTCTGTTGTCGTTAATAATTCTCTGAACCTTTCGATTTTCCGTTTGCTTGCTTATCAGAAGATTTGCAACGACCATTACACTTACCGCCAATGGCAGCCTTATGATGCTTCCTTGTGTAATATTGATTATTTGCAGCCTTCTCGCTCCGGTTCTCTTAATCTTGGTCCGTCTCTTACCGGTTTATCAGGTGATAAGTTGAAGAAACTTAACATGTTTGATTTGCGTTTCAGTAATCTTCCTTTGGATTATTTTAACGGCGTTCTCCCTACCGCTCAGTTTGGCAAAGAAAGTGTTGCCAATCTTAATCTTGGTCACGCTTCAGGTACTGCTACTATTCATGGTGGTACTTCTCGTGATAATTTTGTTCGAGGTTCGAATTCTAATCTGCGTACCTCTTTAGGTGAGAATATTGAGTTAGATTCTTTTTCAAAATTACGTTCTCACGATGGTAATGTTTATTGGGACAATACTGGTGCTCAGATTCAATTCCCACATACGCATACTTTTGATGGTACCTCTTCTATTAATACCGAACTTTCTGGTAATCTCAGTATTTTGGCTTTGCGTCAAGCGACTGCTTTGCAGAAATATAAGGAGATTCAGCTGGCAAATGATGCAGATTTTGTTTCTCAGGTAGAAGCCCATTTCGGTATTAAGCCTAAGCATGATGCAGATACTAGTATTTTTATCGGTGGTTCTTCATCTATGATAGATATTAATCCGCAGGTTAACCAAAACCTTGCCGATTGGTCACAGACTAATGCTTATAAAGGTGCTCCTACAGGTTCAGGTTCTGCTAAGATGAAATTTACTGCAGATACTTATGGTGTTGTTATGGGTATTTACAGATGCACTCCTGTACTTGATTACGCTCATGTAGGTGTTGATAGAACTCTCCTCAAGACTGATGCATCTGACTTCGTTATTCCAGAACTTGATTCTATCGGTATGCAGCAGAATATACAGGGTGAAGTTATCATGCCTACTTATTATAAAGATGAGGGTGCTTTCTCCGATTTTACTGATACTGATGTTCGTCTTTCGTATGGCTATGCTCCTCGTTATGCCGAGTTGAAAACAAGTTTTGACCGATACAATGGTGCTTTTTGTTTTGGCTTGCAATCTTGGGTAACAGGTCTTAATGTTGAGCAGTTGCACAAACAACTTTATAAAGCAGGTGAAGACTTCCACATGTTGAATGCAGTTGAGTTGTTTAACTGCCGTCCTGACCTCGTTTCTAGTATTTTCCTCAATACTGATACATTGGTTACTGATGATGATAATTTATATGTAGGTCTTGTAAATATGGCTTATGTTGTTCGTAATCTTAGTCGTTACGGCTTGCCTTACACTAATTAAAATTATATCGATATGAGTTTGAAAAATTTTGGTTGTTCTGTCTATGTTCCGCCTGTAGGCGAGGAATTACAGATTGAAGATTTCGGTACATCTGTTTCTTATCATACAGATACTTATTTGCTTGCTAAAATGTCTCAGTTGAACCTGTCTCAGAATATGCAGGATTTGATTGTTTCACGTTTTCAACAGGTTAAAGATTCTCTCCCTCCTGAGTTGGCTGACCAGGTCAATAAACTTTCTGATGAGGAAAAAATTAAGCAGACTGATTCTCGTTACGCTCAGTTCCTTTCAGATAGAACCAATAACCTTAAATCTCTTATGAAGAAGTTTGAAGACTTCACGAAAGAGGTTGAGGATAAAGAGGAACGTGCTAAACTTGATTCTGCTAATAAGTCTTTGCGTGATTTCATTTTACGCTTGAGTTCTCCTTCTGAAGACTCCGACAAGTCTTAACTTATTGTCCTAGAGTGTCGGCTCTAGGACTTTTTTATTATTATGTTACATATTAAATTTGTTGATGTTGGTGTTAATCCTTTTACATCTTCGTCTAAGTGTAATCCATTAGTTGCCCCTGCTATCATTGCAGGTGCCGGTTCTATGCTTGGTGGTTTGTTCGGTGCTGCAGGTTCTGCTAAGGCTGCAAAATATCAATTGCAGGCTGCTCGTGAAACTAACCGCATGAATTATCAGATTGCTCAAGAGAACAATGCTTTTAACCAACGTATGTGGGAAAAACAGAATGCCTACAATACTCCTGCTGAACAGCGCCGTAGATTGGAACAGGCAGGCTTGAACCCAAATCTTATGATGAATGGCGGTTCTGCAGGTACCGCTGAAACTGCTCCTACTGCTGATTCTAGTGGTGTTCAACAGGTACCTGATATTGGTTCAACCATTGCCAGTGGTTATCAGCAGTTTGGCTCTTCGCTTTCAAATGCTGCGTCTCAAATTGCAGGCATGGTTTATAATAACGGCTTGCAACAGGCTAATGTTAATAAAGCCCAAGCAGAAGCGCAAAGCGCTTCGCAAGATGCTCGCTATAAAGAACTTCAAAATCAATTTGCGGCTTCTCAGTTCTTGGCTGATTTGCGTGAAAAACAATATCGTGGTCTGATTGCTAAATCAGATTATGAGTATTTGCGTGATAGTATGCACGATAGGCTTGATTCTGTCAAGTTTCAGAATTCCCTTACAGGTTCTCAGGCTTCTTATTATAATCAGATGGCTGGTCTTGTTGATGTTCAGCGACAGATTGCGCAAACAAATCTCGATTGGTTACCTAGAGAAAAACAAGCAGGTCTCGCTGCCACCTTGCAGAATGTTCGAACTATGGTATCCCAGATGCATCTTAATTATGCTCAAGCTAAGAACGCTTATGCAATGGCTGCTCTTAATTATGCTCAAGAAGCAGGTGTTCGTATTAACAATAGGTTGCAAGATTCTATTTTCGACCTTTCTGTTGGTATGGCTGAAAATCAGTATCTAAAAGGTTATGCTGAACAAGACCAATTTAGACGAGGTCTTAACCTTTCTGTACCTGCGTATGGTGCTGCTATTGTTTCTCAGAAGTCTTCGCCTACTCCTAAGCCTTCTCGGAAAGCTAAAAAATACAAGTAATAACAATATTATCTTATTTTATCCGTTATTATTGCATGGATTTATTAGATAATAGTTTTTTAAGTTTTGCGGTATTTTTGTTTATTACATTTGTGCCGTTTTTATTTGTTTTGGCTCTAATTGCTGCTGCCATACGTTGGTTATGGTATCATGCAAAAGATTAACATTAGCGCGCGCGCGATTTTTCGTGTGCGCGTTTTTGTTTTATTTCTATGTGCGAGCATCCGTCTACAGGATGCGACAACCCATTATTAAAAACTCAATCCGCTAGGCGCACAATACCATGAAAAACACTAGCCTTTGTTACTTTGGGCAATGCCAAAGTAAGCCCGTCCGGCGAGGACAGTCCCCTCAAAACTAGAAAACGCAGTTTTCGCTCCTGTCGGGTACCGACCGCCCGTCCGGCGTTAGGACAGTCCCCTTAAACTCAGAGTGCAACATAATAGACGTTGCGACATTAGAAAATTGCTCGCTAGAGAATTTTCCATGTCGTGACGTTTATTATGTTGTACGCTCGGCGAAGCAGAAAAAGGATAATAATTTAGTCGTTTGAATTGCGACGAAGGAGCCTTTCAAACGTCTAAATTATGTTCTTTTTCACATATCCGTTGGTCGAACACTCAAGCAGGCAAGGCTGGCGAAGCCAGCAAAAAAGTAAAGTCGGGTAAATTTCCCCGACTTCTCTATTACTTGTTCATATATAGCAAAAGTGACACCACCCCCATTACGTGGTGGTAGTTTATGCACTTTTGTGCTTATCTGCTAACTTGAGATTACATTTCACGTGAAACATTGTAAAAGTAAATTAAAAATCGTTTACATAATACCGGTTAGAATTAAAAAGAGGAAAGTAAAAAAAGGAGGAAATATTCCGTTGTCAGCCACTCATGATTTCATTCCGATAATTTTCATTTTC